GGCTGACGGAGCTGTTCGGCGCGTCCGTCTATGGCGAGATCGGTGACGCGGTCGAGGCCGCGCTGGCCGATCCGTCGGTGCGCGGCGTGGTGATGGAGATCGACTCCCCCGGCGGCGAGGTCGCCGGCATGTTCGATCTGGTCGATCGGCTCACCTCGCTGCGCGGCTCCGCGGGCAAGCCCCTCTGGGCGGTGGCGAGCGAGAGCGCGACCTCGGCGGCCTATGCGATCGCCAGCGCGGCGGAGCGCATTTACGTCCCGCGCACTGGCGAGGTCGGCTCGATCGGTGTGGTCGCCGCGCACGTCGACCAGAGCGGTGCCGATGCCAAGGCCGGGCTCGCCTGGACCTTCATCCACGCCGGCGCGCGCAAGCTGGACGGCAACCCGCACGAGCCCCTCTCGGATCCGGCGGGTGCGGCGATCCAGGCGGACGTCGACGCGCTGTACGGCGAGCTCGTCAGCCTGGTCGCGCGCAATCGCAGCCTGACGCCCGAGGCGGTGCGCGCGACCGAGGCGGCGATCTATCGCGGCCGCGCGGGGATCGCGATGGGTCTCGCCGACCGGATCGGCACCGTCGAGACCGCGCTCGCGGAGCTGAAGGCGACCAGAGGTCACATGACCACCACACTCGCGGCTCCGATGAGTCGTCGCAGTGCCACCCAGGCAAGGAGAGTCACCATGAACCATGCAGTCGAACCCGACGACGCACCCACTGCGGAGCCGCAGGACCAGCCGTCGCAGGAGACGCGCGAGGCCGCACCGCCCGAGCCTTCGCCGTCCCCGCAGGATGACACAGCCACGCGTGCTGCCGCCGCGGAGATCGCCGAGGTCGCGGCGCAGGCCGCGCGGCTCGGCGTCACGGTCGATGCGGCGGATGCGATCCGGCGCGGCGTCGCGGCCCACGCGCTACGCCGCTCCGTGCTCGACACGCTCGCGTCGCGCGCCGAAGCGAGCGCGGTGATCGCCGCCGCACCGAAGCCGGGCAGTGCGGACGAAAGCCCGATCGTCCGGCGTGCGCGCGAGCGCGCCGCCGCGGCACGCAGCTGATCAGGAGACCAACCCATGCCCGTTCTGACCAAGGATCCGACGCTCGGCGACCTGCTGAAGTACGAGCTCAACGGCACCTACAGCCGCGAGGTCGTGACCCTGAAGGGCGGCACCAACTACCCGCTCGGCGCTGTGCTCGGGAAGATCACGGCGAGCGGCATCTTCCGGTTCTCGCCCGCCGCCACGGTGACCGGTGATGAAGGGGCCGAGACCGCGGTCGCGGTGCTGATCGAGGCGGTCGATGCCACGGCCGGCGACCGAAGCGGCCTGGTGGTCGCGCGCGGGCCGGCGATCGTCTCGAAGGGTGCCCTGGTGTTCGACGCATCGGTCGACCAGCCCGCCGAGATCGCCGCCAAGCACAGCGAACTCAGCGCCGCCGGCATCGTCCCGCGCGACACCGCCTGAGCACGCCCGCTCATCCACGCCCTTCCGACGCGGCGCCCTCGTGGCGCCGCATCTGTTTCCCACACAGGAGGCCGACCGATGGTCGCCATCATCAATCCGTTCGACGCCGGCGGCTACTCGCTCGCCGAGATGACCCAGGCCATCAACATCCTGCCCAACGTCTACACCCGCCTCGGGCAGATGGGCCTGTTCCGCTTCGACGGCGTCACCCAGCGCTCGGTGATCATCGAGCAGGCCGAGGGGGTGCTGAACCTGCTGCCCACCGTGCCGCTCGGCGGGCCGGCCACGGTCGCCAACCGCGACCTGCGCTCGATGCGCTCCTTCACCGTGCCCTGGATCCCGCACGACGACGTCATCACCCCCCAGGACATCCAGGGCGTGCGCGGCTTCGGTGTGGCCGATGCGGCCGACCCGCTCGCCACCGTGATGGAGCGCAAGCTCACGCGGATGCGCGTGAAGCACGCGCAGACCCGCGAGTACATGGAGGTCAACGCGCTGCGCGGCATCGTCAAGGACGGCGCCGGGGTGACGCTCTACAACTACTTCACCGAGTTCGGGCTGACCCAGCTCGCGGTGGACTTCCTGCTCGGCACCGCGACCACCAGCGTCCAGGCCAAGGTGCGGACCCTGCTGCGCCTGGTCGAGGAGGAGCTGAAGGGCGAGACCATGACCGGCGTGCACGCGCTGGTCAGCCCGGAGTTCTTCGATAAGCTGATCAGCCATGCCAAGGTCGAGGAGGCGTACAAGTACTACGCCTCGACGGGGGCCCAGCCGCTGCGCGAGGATACCCGCCGGCGCTTCCCGTTCTCCGGCGTGGTGTTCGAGGAGTACAACGCCACGGTGACGCTCTCCACGGGCGGCACCGAGAAGCTGGTGCCGGCGAGCGAGGGGATCGCGTTCCCGCTCGGCACGCTCGACACCTTCGTCACCTATGGCGCGCCGGCGAACCTGATCGAGACCGTCAACACGGTCGGGCTGCCGATCTATGCACGGCAGCTGCCGCGGCGCGACGGCTCGGGGATCGACGTCAAGACCGAGGCCTCGATCCTGCCGATCAACAAGCGGCCGCGCCTCGCCGTGCGGATCTTCTCCTCGAACTGAGGTGGACGTCTTCGCCGCGGCGGTGCGCGATCTGCTCGCCGATCCGCACGTTGCAACGACGGCGGCGTGGCGACAGGGCGGCACTGCGCCGCCCGTCGCCGTGCGCGTGGTGCGGTCGTCGCCCGACCGGGTGGCGGGCGCGTTCGACGCCGCCGTGATCCAGGCGACCGACGTGCTGACGGTCGCGGTGGCCGATGTTCCCGACCTCGCCTCGGGGGACAGCGTCACCCTCGGATCTGACGTCCTGACCGTCACCCATGCCGAGCGTGACGCGCTCGGCGTGGCGTGGCGCGTGTTCTGCCAGAGAGAGCCATGAGCCGACCTGATCCGCGCAAGAGCCGCGGCTATCGCAACCGCAACCCCGGCAACATCGAGCACAGCCCGGCGAACAAACGGCTCGGGCTGGCCGATCCGCCCTCGGACGGGCGGTTCTGCCGGTTCGTCAGCCACGAGCACGGCATCCGCGCACTGGCGATCCTGCTCCAGGCCTACCAGGACCGGCACGGGCTGCGCACGGTGCGCGCGATCATCAACCGCTTCGCGCCGGGCCATGAGAACCCCACGGACGCCTACGTCACCGCGGTGGCGCGGCGGATGGGGGTGGGGGGCGACGCGGCGATCGACGTGCACGCGCCGGCGACCATGCGGGCGCTGGTCGAGGCGATCATCGCGGTCGAGCTCGGCGGCCAGCCCTACGATGACGCCACCCTCACCGAGGGGCTGCGCATGGCCGGGCTGGTGCAGCCCGGGTTGGCGCATAGCGGCACGGCCAAGGCGGCGGCGAGCACGGCCGCGGCCGCACTCGGCACCACGGCGGTGCTCGAGGCCGTGGCGGCGATCGCACCGCACGCGGAGGGGATCGCCAGCATCGTGCGCGCGCTCGGGCCCTGGACCGTGGCGTGCGTGGTGGCTGCCGTCGCCGCCTGGTTCCTCTGGCACCGCTGGCGGCAGCAACGGCGGGTCGCTCTGTGATCTGGGCGCTGCTCGACCGGTTCTGGCGCGAGCTCTCCGCATTCGCGGCCGCCGTCGCGGCCGTGGGCGCGATCTACCTGAAGGGCCGGCGTGACGCCGCGCGCGACGCCGAGCGGGCGGCGCTGAAGCGGCGCGTCGAGGCGGAGGAGAAGGCCGATGCGGAAGCGGCTCGCTATCGCGGCGACGGTGCTGCTCGCCGGCTGCGCGACGGCCGGTTCTGACGGACCGCTCTGCCCGGCGCTCGTGCCGTATTCCCCGGCGATGCAGCAGCGGGCCGCCGACGAGCTTGCCGCTCTGCCGCGCGGCAGCGTGCTCGCGCGCATGATCGAGGACTACGGCGAGTTGCGCGCGCGCATCCGCGGGGCGTGCGGGGAGAGTGTGCGATGACCGAGACCAACATCGCGCTGCTCAGCCGGCTGGTGGAGAGCAGCCCGGTCATCGTCCTGGTCTGCTTCTTCTTCATTGGCCTGCTGCTGCGCTGGCACTACCGCATGGAGGAGCGGCTGACGCAGAAGGACGCGCAGATCATCGCCCTGCAGCGCGAGACGCTGCAGGCCATGCACGACGTCCGCGATGCCGTGCGGGATCTCTCCAGCGCGCTGCGTGGCCCTCGCTGATGCGGCTCGCTGCCGCGGTCGCGGGCAGCCTGGCGGCAATCCTCGCGGCAGAGGTGCGCGCCGGCGAGCGTGCTGTCACACGCGGTGTGCGCAGCGAGACCGAGCGGCTGAAGCGCGAGCTGCGCGAGCAGGTGGTCTCGGCGTTCGGCGCTCGCGGGCGAGGCATCGCCAATGCCTGGCGCTCGCGCGTGTTCCCGGAGACCGGCGAGAGCCTGAACGCCGCGGGCCTGGTCTGGAGCAAGGTCCCCACCATCATCCATGCCTTCGAGCACGGCGCGCTGATCCGTGCCCGTGGCGGCCGGTTCCTGGCGATCCCGACCGGGTTCAACGCCGTGGGTGGTCGGCGGGGCCGAGCCAGTGGTGGCCTGCGCGTCACGCCGCAGCAGATGGTCGCGAGCCGGCAGGCGTTCCTCCGACCGTTCAAATCGGGGCGCGGCTTCGTCTGGTGCCTGCCGGTCCGGCGCGGGGAGCGGGTCGGACGGCGGCGTGCACCGCTGATCGCCGGCGGGCTCGCCGCGGTCGCGACCGCCCGGCGCCGTGGCGCTGCCGCGTGGCAGGCCGAGCTGCTGCGCCAGGGCTTCGTGCCGATGTTCCTGCTCGTCCCCCAGGTGCAGCTCACCAGGCGGCTCGACGTGCGCGGTGCCGCCGAGCGGGCGCTCGCGCGCCTGCCGGCCGCGATCGTGCGGGAATGGGAGGCGATCGCGCCATGAAGGACCGGCTCTCGCCGCGCATCTGCCTGGCGATCCTCGCGGGCGGCGTCACGCTGAGCTGGCTGGTCGCCTTCGTCGCCTTCGCGGTGTTCCACGTGCTCGGACGCTGGGCCGCGGAGATCCTCGGTTGGCTGTAAGCAGCCGCGAGGCCGCGATCGCCGCGCTGCATGGTGCGATCGCTGCCGCGCTCGCGTCACGCTCGCCCGCGCCGCAGGTGCTGCGCGGCGACACCGTGCCGCAGCGGGTTCCGGCCGGTGGGCTGGTGACGGTCCAGGATGGCGAGACCGTGGAGGAGACGGCGATCCTCTCGCCGCTGCGCTGGCAGGTGCGGCACGTCGCCGAGGTCGTGGTAGCCGCGGCCGGTCCCACCCCCGAAGCGCGCGCCGCGGCGCTCGACGCGCTGCTCGTGGACGTCGCCGATGCGATCGCCGCGGATCGCACGCTCGGCGGCGCCGTCGAGTGGGCGCAGCCCGAGAGCCCCGCCTTCGACGACCTAGCGTTCGAGGGCGCGGCCTCGATCCGCGCCGCGTCCGTGCCCGTCTCGCTCTGGTTCACCACCCGCGAGACCCCGCTCGCCTGACCATCGGAGGTTCCCATGCCGCGTGCCATCGGCGCGAACAGCAAGCTGCACATGGCCGTGGAGGCGGCGTATGGCACGCCGCCCTCCGGCGACTGGCGGCTGATGCCATTCGTCTCCTGCGACCTGGGCGCCGAGCAGCCCTTCATCGATGCCGACGTGATCGGCCTCGCGCCGAACCGCGACGTCGCCCCGCCCTTCCGCGACGTCGTCACCGTGCAGGGCCAGGCGGTCGTGCCCGTGGACCTCGAATTCATCGGCGACTGGCTGCGGCTGCTGCTCGGCGCGCCCACCACCACCGGCACCTTGCCCGACTTCGTGCACACCTTCGTCTCGGGCGCCTCGCCGCTGCCGTCCAACAGCATCGAGCTCGCCTACCCGGACGTGCCGAACTTCGACCTGATCGCCGGCGTGCGCGCGGACACGGTCGAGTTCGACGTCTCGCCCTCCGGCGCTGCCACCGCGACCTTCGGCCTGATCGGCCAGGGCTCGACCCGCTCTGGCTCCTCGTCGGCCGGCACCCCGACCACGCGCGGCTACACCGCGTTCAACAAGGCGCAGGGTGCGATCAGGCGCAACGGCAGCAGCCTGGCACAGATCACCGGCGGTTCGCTCAGCTTCGCCAACGGCATCGAGGTGGTGCGCACGATCCGCAACGACCTCAGGATCGAGGGCGCCGATCCCGGCCTCGCCCGCGCCACCGGCCAGGTCACCAGCCGCTTCGCCGACACGCTGCTGCTCGACGACGCGAGGACCAACGCCGCGGTCGAGCTCGAGTTCGAGTACCGCATCAGCGACACCCGCCGCCTCACCGTCACCCTGCACGAGGCCTATCTCTCGCTCGCCAAGACGCCGATCCAGGGACCGGCCGGCATTCAGGCGACCTTCGACCTGCGCGCCGCCTACAACGCCGCCGCCGGGCTCATGATGACGGTGACGCTGCGGAACAGCGTCGAGAGCTACGGGTGAGTCGATCGACCTTGCACCTGCGCCGCGTCATGCGCATTCTATGCGCATGACAGTGGGGAGCCGCCCATGGGGCACGACCGCAAAGGGGCAAAGCGCCCCGTGAACCTCAGCCTGGACGAGGACCTGGTACGCCAGGCACGCAGCATGACGCCCAACCTCTCCGAGACGGTGGAATCGCTGCTGGCGGGATACATCGAGGCGGAACGGGCGCGACGCGCCGACGCTGATCGGCGGATCGATGCGCTGGTCGCCGCCTCGAACGGCTTCATCGCAGCGCACGGAGCGTTCGGCGACGAGTTCTCCACCCTCTGATGGCGCAGTTCGACGTCCACCGGAATCCCGGTCGGAACCGGTCGGCGATCCCGTTCGTTGTGGTCGTGCAATCGCGGCGCTTCGACGCGCATGCGCGACGCTTGGTTGCACCGTTGCTATCTGCGTCCCTGCCGGAGGTCGGACGCTATCCCGATCTCGCGCCACGGTTCCGCGTTGCCGGCCAGGACGTGGTGCTCGATCCGCTGCAGCTTCAGACCGTGCCGCGCGACGCGCTTGGGGAGGTCGTCGCCTCGCTCGCCGACGACGCGTCGGCGTCGGCGATCATCAACGCGATCGATGTGGTGCTGACTCGCACCTGGGGCTGACAGCGCGGGTTACTTCAAGCGTCGCCCGCTTCGACCCTTCCGGACGGCTTCGTGAGTGACCGCGGCGAGGTGGCGTCGCAGATCCTTCCTGGACTCGAACTGCACGAAGCGGCCGGCCTCGATATCGGCGATGCCGCATTGGGCTGCATCGCGTAACGCTTGCAACCGCTGCAATTCGTCGGCAGCGCCGACTTCATCGTCGAACCGCCTTGTCCCCCTTGGTGGCCGGGCAGTGAGGATTGCCTCGACCAAGTCCTGCGGGGCGTCCCCGGTCCGGTAGACCTTCCTGTCGCGTCGCTTCAACCGTTCGCCCTCCTGATTGAGGAGGCCGCGCCACGCGGCCGACCCTTACGGGCAACCACCATGAGCTGGCTCCGGGCCTTGTGCCGATAGCGGCACACGTTCCGATCTGCCTCGGTCGCTGCGGCCTTGAGCGTTGGCGCGGCCATGAGTGCGCATCTGTCGTTTCCGCAGAGACATAGCCCATGGAGGACCGACGTATCCATGCTTTCCCTCGACCTTTCCTGCGAGCCGGTGTGGCTCGACCTGCCGCTTGGCGTGCGGCTGCGCGTGCGGCCGATCGATCGCGTGGTGCGGGCGGCGGCCGAGGGCGCGGCGCTGGCGAAGGCGAAGCAGGTGCTCGCCGAGGCCGGTGCGCCGGAGGACTCGCCGGCGTTCAAGGCGTTGTACCTGCTGCTGCTCACGCGCCTGCTGGCGCGCCACGCGGTGGTGGCGTGGGAGGGCGTGGGCGATCGCGAGGGTGCGCCGCTGGCGCTGTCGCCCGCGGCGCTGGATGCGCTGCTCGACCGCGACGACATGCTCCTCGCGTTCTGGGATCGGGTGGTGCACCGGGCCGATCCGGTGGAGGCGGAGGGAAACGGCTGAGGGCCCGCGCTGCCTGGCAGTGCGGCGGCGGGCCCGAATACTGCCGCGGCTGTGACGCGACCGGGCGCGACTGCGGCGCGCGCTGCCCCTATGCGGCGAACGCGCCGACCACCATCGAGGGCGCGGCGTGCTGGCAGGCGGCGATGCTCTGCATCGTCCCCGGCTTCGCCGGTCCCCATCTCGACGTTCCCGCGGCCCTGCGCGTCGCCGAAAGCCTGGGCGCGGAGGCGCGCGTCGCCATCCCGCTGCTCGGGATGATCCGCGACGGCATGCACGAGGGCTTGGCGAAGCACCTCGGGTCCCCATCGCGCGAGCGCGATGGGAGCCCGGGTACGGAGACGCGCCATGACTGACGCGGTGCGGCGGATCTCGGTGCGGCTGTCATTGCAGGACGGCGGCATCGTCGAGCGGCAGCTCGAGCAGATCGGCCGGACCGGCGACGCCTCGCTCGACCGCATCCGGCGCGGCGCCGAGCAGGCGGGCAGCGCGCTCGACCTGCTGAACTTCGCGC